GTTTGGAAATCTTTCTATGCGGGAAAAGATACTTGACAGGATTAAGTATCACACAGACTTTTTGCTTACTGATACGGACAGAAATAGAAGCAGGTATCACAGAGCAAAACTTGAGGCCTTAAAAGAGATGCTAGAGGAAGTCACTAAACTAGACATGCTAGAGGAAGTCATAAAGGTAGAAGCTTCCTATTGAAGCCCCGGTGTTTCGGTAGGAGTCTTCTTCCTGATATTCCTGATATAATTATCCCAAGGACAAAACGACGAAAGGAAATTCCCCATGAAGATCAAGATCAATAACTTTAGAGGTTATCGTTTTCGTAGATACGCCGTGGCAATGAAGTTCGTTGCTACAGTGTGGGTAATCTACTCGGCGATGTTTTTCTTCGCAGGCGAAAGCCTGCTAACCTTCGTTGGTGCAGTTATCATGGGCATCCTAGGATTCTTTCCTGCGATGCTTCTTGCGGCTGCAATGGACGACATCGCGGACACCGAGTTCGCGAACAAAAAATAAAATAAGGAGAAACAAACATGGACCCACTTTTTAGCATGGACATCTACGGAAGTCTTTTTTCGATCTACGTACGCGACCTGTTCGCGCTTGAGATCAACGTGTTTCTAGTTCTTGCCATCGCGGCTGGATTTGCCGCCGTCAAGTTCTACCGCTACAGGAAGAACACCATCCGACTTGAACCTTTACTTGGCGTAGTTAACCCAAGGAAGAAATGAGTAATGTATTTTCCCTAGACGACAAGCGTCGTGAAAAGGAAGATAACCTTAAACCTGGCGAGCGCATGTGGGGACCACAGCTTGCCGGAATAGTGAAGAAACATGAACCAAAGGATTTACAAGAAGAGGAATAAGGAATATATTCTTCCCAAGGACGAATACGGAGGACCAACATGCTAGGCACAAACCAGCGTGAACAGCGCTACGTGTATGACACCTGTTCCTCGTGCGGTGACACAAACGTACTCGTCTATGAAATTGACGATAAGCTTATGTGCGCCGATGACTACAAGAGGTTAATCGCAAACATACGCTTCGTACAGCACTGTGACCGTTGTGGCAGTCCAACTGCGTTTCGTGACCCAGTTCACCGGCGCAACGAGTACCTATGTGCCGGATGTCACGAGCAGGATGGATTTTTAATCAAGGACAGCGTAACTAAGCGAGCACTCGTCGCCTTGACCACCGCCATCGGAAAAACCGAGAAGCTTAAGTGTTATGCCGCTGGATACGGCAGTGACTGTGACAACAACCTAAAGCCAAGAGGAGCCTGGGGTGGAAAGATACTTTGCAATAACCATGGAAGAACTCCTCCCAAGCCTGAAAAAGGCAAAAAGTCTTGAGCAGTAGTAATTTGCTCATAGAGGCACGCGAGTCGGTCACGCGCTCGCGCACCTTGCTGTTTAGCGTGAAAACGAAGAAACTACGAAAGGAAAAACAGTGACAACAATCACACCTACCCAGGCCGCGTCACTCTACACGGCAGGTAAGTCCGTAGTTGAGGTAGCCCAGGCACTTGGAATTACATACGGCAAGGCCCGTAAGCTAATCCAGGAGTCAGGCACGCCGATACGCAACACGTCCGATCGACTTAAGGGTAAGACAAGAAAACCAAAGTCAGTTCTATGAGCTACCTCTGGATCGTCCTGCGGGACCTTGCCTGGCCTTCAATAATATCCGCCGGGTCAGCTCTACTTGCCGTCCTGGTGGCGCTCAGTTCCCCTGAGAGCGGCAGCCTGGTCCTAGCCCTAGGGTTAGCCTCGGTTGCATCGGCCTTATTGGCCATGAGAAGCTAAAAAACTCTAAAAACTAGGATAAACAGGTGCCTGCGGGTGCCTGTTTTACCTGGTCTATGGTATAGTTATCCCAACGGCCCAACCGGGCCCTAACTACGGAGAGACGGAGGACCGACATTGTCAACCCTTCTTATCTCTCACGCTGTGCAAGCGGTAGAGGACAGACCAAGGTCTGAGAAGCACGGCGACAGCAAGAAACCTGGTGCGGTATTGCCAGGTTGTCCCATCCCTAACCTAAGGAGGCGAACTAGCGTTGCAAATCACAATACGTGGAATGGCAATGTCGACAGCGGCCTATATTACGGCACTAACGCTTGGGGTACTTATGGTGTTAAACATAAACTCAAGCTCGGCAACAGTACAACTGGTCGGATCAATTCCTACCCCGTCGGTAGTAACGGATCCACTCGTTAAGTACAAGGGAGCCAAGGCTCTCAACGATGACCAACTCATCGAGCTTCTCGATGCGGTGGGCTTCAAGGGTAAGCAACTTAAGCTTGCCTGGGCGGTGACCAAGAAGGAATCAGGTGGTCGCCCCGTGGCTCACAACGACAACACCGACACAGGTGATAACTCATACGGGCTGTTTCAGATCAACATGATCGGAGACCTCGGTGCGGCACGTCGTGATAAGTTTGGCATCGAAACAAACAGGGAGCTCTTTGACCCTGTCACAAACGCGCAGATCGCGTTTCACATGACAAAAGGCGGTAAGGACTGGGGCTCATGGGGCCTAGGTCCAAACGCATACGACGGCACGGCGCACGAGCACAAGATAACCCAGCTCATGCAGGAGTTTCCTAAGTCAGCCGCGAACTAGTAGATTAGGATATACACATGGAACAAGAAAACCTAGAGACCAAGACCGATGCCCCTGCGGAGTCGGTGGTAGTCAACATCCCTGCGGCACCAGCTCCTGAACCTGTCAAGGTTGAGGAACCTAAGCCTGAGCCTGTAGTTATCGTCGAGGAACCTAAGCCTGTCGTTCCCGAGGTCCAGCCTGCGCCTGTCGCGGTAAGCCCTGCGAAACATGTCGTCGGAAAAGGTGACAAGGACGACGTATATCTTGCCAAGTGCGTATACAAAAATATCTACGAGCGCAAGTCACTAACCATCCATCACCTGCAACGTCGCCTAGAGGAACTAGGATACAAGGACGCAGCCGGTGACAAGGACGGATGGCTTGGCGAGTTAACCATGCTCTCAGTTGAGAAGTTCCAGAAGGACAAGGGACTAAGGTCCACTGGAAAGGTAGACGCTGAGACCTTTAAGAGAATCTTTGAAGGAGATTCAAACGTAAACGTTATTATCTAACGTAAAACATTACAAAGGCCACGTATCTCACGGTACGTGGTCTTTTTTATTCTGCATCGCAAAATTATTTTTTATTGTAAAAATAGTTGGAGACGTTTTGAAAAGTGTCTCTCCCTATACGGGGCCGTCTCTCACGTCCAAGGCAGTTAACCTTAAGGTATCAAATAATCCAAATTGTACATCATATTACCGCCGCAAAATGTACACAACGGAAAAAGAGTATGATACGGTATCTACATGCATACTCCGGATCTGCCAAAGAGCGAGCAGGAACTTATCTCTACCCTGACAAGAGAAGTTCTGTGGCGAAGGGTCCAGGACCTCAGCGAGGCAGGCTGGACGCTACAGTCCATCGCCGACGCGTTTAATCCACCGCGCAGAAGATCCACCATCCGGTCCTGGGTAGTCAAGAAACTTCCCGAGACCGTAGTCTCACTTGGCAACGTACCCGTTCCTCCCGTTAAGAAACCCAGGTCCGTGAGACAGCGTCCCAAGTCGCCAGGAATTCCACACGACGACCAGTTGAGAATCGCGAGACTTTCACCGCTGGCTAGACGCTACCGATCTCGGACAACTCCATCCTCAACTTCCTTCACCGCAAACGTTGAGCTTACACTTATGGCAGGACAACTTTACCTAAGAGGTGTTACGGTCTCGGAGCTTGCCCGTGCGTCAGGAGTTACCTACCGTGCGATGAAGCGTCGAGTAGATCGGGCACTTGCCTCATGAGGGTACTACATGATCTCTTTCCGGCATACATAACGGTGATCCCTCCAAACGTCGTCGATGACTTTAGGACCGTAAGGGTCTCGCCGTCAACAAACCTTACCGGCGCTCGTTATCTCGAGCGAGTACGCGTCGTCGTCACGTCGGACGACAACGGTAACGTCGTGATGGTGGCGGCCGATCACCACGCAGGACCACGTTTAATCTTCTCAGAAAGACTTGCGGACCTTAACTGGTCTGGAAACAAGACGGATGACTCCCAGCTGATAACACGGTCTGGAAAGGTCATCGCGTTTAAGTATCAAAAAGGCTGCAACTGTGGAAGCCGTCTACGGAGCTGGAGCCCCTACCGAACCATGGACTCGATTAAGGACCCAACAGCATGAACCTATATCACATAACACACATGTCAGGAATCACGTTTATCATACTTGCCCTGGCGATATTTCGACTAACTAGAGCAATAGTTGCGGATGAGATCTTTGCGGCGTTAAGAGACAAGATCTGGGACAGGTTCCCTCCGGAGACAAGCTACGTAGGATTTTTCTTTACGTGCGAGTGGTGCGTCTCGCTCTGGGTCGCACTTCCGACCGTGATCTTTTATGCCATAAATCCAAGTATCACCTTGCTCGTTGGGTGTATATTTGCCCTGTCGGCAGTATCAAGCCTTATAACCGCGCGCCTGGACCAGTAATGACCCAGCGTTCCGTTAGCCAACGACGAGGAGCAGCACTTGGCAGTATTTAGAAAAGATACACCTCGCAACACACGTCTGACCTCTCGTTCTCAAAACAAACCTAAGCAGATTCCAAGTCAGATAACGCTCATCACGAGCGAGTCAACGTTCGCGCAACCTGTTGCATATTCTTCACCGCGAGCAATGACCGCGGCAGCAGCCCGCATTCCTCTCAACGACAAGGGAGAGGTTGAGTACTTTAAGCAACGCCGTGCCGGAGGAGCAAGTGACTGGCAGGGTGAGGCTTGGGAGTACTACGACGCGATCGGCGAGGTTAAGTACGCATTTAACCTAGTTGCGTCCGTCGTCTCAAGAATTCGTCTCTACGCGGCGGCAATTGATAACCCTGCGGAGACTCCGGTATCAGTTCGCTCAAGTAACTTTATCGATCCACGACTTGCCTCAGCCGCGGAGCGTGCACTGTCAAGACTTGACTCCGCATACGGGGGACAGGCCGGTTTATTACGTGACGCGGCACTAAACCTATCAGTGTCAGGTGAGTGCTATCTTGTGCAGTTCCCTGCAAAGCAGGGAACAGGAACTCCAGAGTCATGGGACATCCGATCTACAGACGAGCTACAGGTTGACTCAAGAAACTCATACATGATCGTTCCACGTCGTGACATCACGTCCGCAAGTCGCGGCAGCGACAAGGCAATCAAGCTTCCAAACCAGGCGTTCGTTGGACGCATCTGGAGAGCTCACCCACGCTACTCCGAGGAGGCTGACTCAAGTCTAAGAGGTCTACTTGACCTTTGCGCTGAACTTTTACTTTTAAACAGAACGTTTCGCGCGACCGCAAGGTCACGCCTAAACGCAGGAGCACTCTATCTGCCGGACGGACTTTCAGTCGCCGCGCAGGGAGATCCTGACTACCCTTATGACGACGAGAACGAGTTAAATCCAGGTGTAACGGTCGAGGAGGCCGAGGACGAGTTTGAGGATCAGCTCATCGACGCGATGACAACTCCGATCCGCGACGAGGACTCCGCAAGTGCGGTCGTGCCACTTATCATCCGCGGACCTGCGGAGCTTGGCGACAAGATTAAGCAGTTTAAGTTTGAGCGCTCGTTTGACCCAGCGCTTGCCCAACGCGCTGACCGAGTGCTCGAGCGTATCCTTCAGGGACTTGACGTTCCTAAGGACATCGTCACAGGACTAGCAAACGTTAAGTACTCAAACGCGCTTCAGATCGACGAGGCTCTGTACAAGGCGCACATCGAGCCGTTGATGCTCTTGATCGCCGACGCGATCACGGTTGTGTACCTACGACCAGCGCTTATCGCGTCAGGCTTTACCGAGGAGGACGTAAAGAAGATCTGTGTTTGGTATGACCCATCACAGGTTGCAACAAGAAATGACCGCGCGTCAGACGCGGACTCCGGATATGACCGGATGGCGGTGTCGATGGAGGCATGGAGACGCGCACACGGCTTCTCCGCCGCAGATGCCCCTGACGCCAAGGAGCTTGCAATTCGTCTTCTAGTTGAGAAGGGATCTCTATCTCCTGAGCTCACCGAGGCGATGATAAACGCGATCTCTCCGGAGTTCATGAACAAGATCCGCGAGGTTCAAAACGCAGGATCACCTGCGCCGATACCACCTGAGATTCAACAGGCGCTTGATGAGGCGGCGGGAGTTACTCCTCCTTCTGATGAAATTGATGAACCTACCCAGGAACAGGAGCAGACACCAGGTGCATAACGATAGTCACAAGGACCCAACCTCACAGGAGGCAGCGGATATTCTTCTTAAGATGGCTGAGCTCTACTCACGCCTAAAGGATGAGGTATCTGTTACACCCACTATTAGTGTTGTTGATGAATCTCCTGTGTCAGACAACTATGATGATTTAGAAGACGCTCCTGCGGGTGAAGTAATTGTTGAAGGCGAGTATGATTGCCCGTTCTGTGACGAGCTCGGCTGTGCCTGTGAAAACTGTCCTTCAGAAGAGTGTCCTTGTCCGATAACCTGTATGTGCGAGGCTCGCCTTGATGCACTTGGTCCGGTTACCGCCGCTGCCCAAGGTTCATGCTGGGACGGATACGTTCAGGTTGGCATGAAGGAAAAGAACGGAAAGATGGTCCCAAACTGTGTGCCAAAGGACTCGGCAGCCGCGAAGGAATTTGCCGCGTCACGCAGAGCACCTAAGAAGGACCGCATCTACGGCTCAAGAAAAAACGCGCCAGGCTCAGCCGCGGGTGGAAAGAAGATAGTATTTAGTGCAAAGGTTGAGAAGGCACTACGCAACAAGATTGAGGAACATAACAAGAATGCGTCTCCAGGACGCAAGGCAACTCTTCCGATGCTGAAGGCTGTCTACCGCAGAGGATCAGGAGCGTTCTCATCTAGTCACCGACCAGGTAAGACCCGTGACCAGTGGGCGATGGCTCGCGTTAACGCATTTCTAAAACTTCTAAGGTCAGGACGTCCCGCCAATCCAAACTACAAGCAGGACAACGATCTTTTGCCTAAGGCACATCCTAGATCAAGTCGCGGTGAGGCCTCGCTTATTCAACACGAGCTTCTTGAGGTTGCACTTAAGAGCGCCGATGAATACGGCTCTCCTGAGCACGCGATCTACTCGATGGCAGAGTACACAGGACTTGGCTACGAGGTGATCCCAGCGCTACGTGGTGCGTGGCTACGCGGCGTGCGCGACGGCGACGTACCGTTTCAACGCGCGTATGACCTAGCGACAAACCTATACAACTCCAAGGACTCAGATCTTTTACCAAGAAGACGTCGACAGGCATCAGGAGAATAAAGTTGGATCTACCTATTGATCGCATGATCGGCCTAGTTGAAGGTAGGCAGGCCGCTGAGGTAAAGATTGACGTTAAGACCTCAGACTCGATTAACGAGAAGGTACTTCAACTTGTTACGTTTGCAAACAACGTGGCACTGCCGGAGAGACAGGTTACACCGCGCTCAGCACTTATCATCATGGCCCGTGCGATGAAGGAGCTTTCATCTTTGTCAGACGAGTCACGTGAGGCTGGAGTTTTACGTGAGGTAAACAAGTTTATCTCGCTAAATCAAAATACATTTCGTGCAAATGACTCATATGCAAAGCACACGGACCTTCTACCGGCAGGACACCCGCTGTCAGATCACAATGCATCTTTGTCAACCGAGGACTATCTACAAAGGTATGCAGCCTGGCTCTCAGCCGACCCAGGAATCTCAGATGACGTTCGTCACCTAGTTGCGGCGGCGTACTCGCAGCTGCCAGGATCTCTCGAGCGCGAGCACGCGTTTATTCGTCTTAGCGCGGTGAAGGCATCAGCACTTCCTGCGTACCTAAAGATCGACATGCCTGCACTTGTTGCGGCGTTTTCATTTGGTGATGGAAACTCATCAGCCGCGCGACGTGCTCGCGTAAAGTTGCAGTGGCGTGATCGCTACGGCCGCTGGGTTGAGATGGGACGTGGAATTAACTTTAAGTTTAGACTATCAAACGGAAATACTGCAACCGCCGCTGGAACGTACGTCGGCAGTGATTCAAGCGCAGGATACTCTGGAAACTGGGCAAGGAAGGAGGCAAATGCAGGTTTAGTTGAGGTTAAGGGAGATAAAAACATCCCTGACGGTATCTACTCCGTAAGCAACAGCAACGCCGAGGTCTTCAAGGCAAGACTATCAGAGGCAGAGCTTGAGCGAGCGGGAGTTGACACAGACAAAAAATCAAGATATAAACTTTCATCTCAGTTTGACGAGTCAATTCCAAACATCGAGGATCTGCTTAACACAAGGGTTGACACACCTTCAGGTTGGAAGAAGAACGACGACGGATCATTTACGTCAGATGATGACTACAAGGTAATTCCAACAGACGATGGATACTCAGTTCACCGCCTTGACCCTGAGGGAAACACAGGCGACAAGGTTGGAGACGCTAAGACCTGGGCCGACGCACAGAACGTTGCGGAAGCTGACGAGGACGCGTACGACAAGTACAAGGAGGACGTAGAGTCCGGTCAACTTCCACTTGGTGACGGAGAACGTCCTGAGCCTCGCTACTCAAGAATGAACCGAGAGATTCAACAGGAGATAAAGCAGCTTAAGGACCAGGTTCCTCAAAACGAGGAGTCAAACAAGAGAATTGAAGATCAACTTGAGAGAGCGTTGTCAGGAAAGGACTCGCAGGGACGAGATCTGCCGGACGGCTGGTACTCCAGGATAGATCCAAGCGAGATCAGCGAGACGTACTACAAGGATATTCCAGGAGCAACAAGAAACGACGAGTATCTCGTTGCTGTTGTAGGTCGCGATGGAAACATCAACTACGGTACGGGTGGATTCTGGTTTGATAACGCAAGACCTGCTACATCGTGGGATCAGATAACCGAGGATACTCCTAAGATAATTGACCAGATAAACCAAGGTCGCGCAACGATCGGACTTGATCCAATAGACTCAACTGTTGTTGACGAGTTGCCTAAGATTGATGAGGATACAGTACTCCCAAAAGTATCTAGCTCCGCGGAGACATCAGCACCAGAACTTTTTTCTGGGTTTGACGTTCCTGACGGAGCATTTAGACTACGCGCGGTAAGTTATGAGCCTGAAGGACGTGTAGATGAGGAGTCAACCGACTTCACCGACGCGCCTAACAGGATTGCGGTTAGATTTCCCTTAGACATAATTGTTCGGGCGTTTACTAGGTCACTGATCGGTGACGTAGATGAGAACGTAGTTGAGGACATAGTTGACATCAACGACGACGGAGATGGAAACCTTCCTGATCTATCGGAGGTCGGTGACATACTTGAGAATAACCTACCTATAAATGTTCCTAGAGGTGAGAGAGTAAATGCATCCGGCGCAGGCTCTCTTGAGTTTAACGCAGGCGACGAGTTTGTTCCAGCCGAGGCACTGTACAACGCGGTGTGGTTAGCAGGTGGAGATCCAAACCGTGTAATTGCAAACGCGTACGATGCCGTCAACGGAAATCGCAACAATCTACGTAAGCTTCTTGAGGCTCAGGGCGGAGTGCCTACCCCTGAGGAAGAAAAGCTTATAGTTGACATCATTGATGAAATTAAACAGATAGACGATGTAACTCCAGACGAAGAAAAACCTATAACAAACGCAGACACCAATGTAGATGACGAGGATATGAAGTTTCCTGGTAACTTAATTGAAAATATTCCAGTTGATTTCGATAATCCAGACTACTACAACATGGACCTATCACCTTATACCTCTACTATACTTGAACCAGACGAATTAGGCTACACTGATAATCCTAAGTACATAGCAATAATGGTTAAAAGTAGCTCAGACCTTATACAACAGATGAAGTCTGGCATTACAGATGGAAGTGGAGCAGCATTAGTTAGATTTAATGATGACTCTACGTCCGAGGTTCCTGTTGAGGCTATCCGTGACGCACTTCAATACCAAGGCATAAACACAAATGACATTTTATTTAAGTTGCGTGATGAATCAAATAGTATGGTCAATGATGAGGAAGTACAGCCTCAGGCAGAGACTCCAGATGATGAGACACCTTCCGAGCCTACGCCTGAGTACCCAGGACCTCGTCAACCAGGATACACAACCGCAAACACAACCATTGACATTGACGGAAAGATACTTGCCGCCGGAATGCGAGTAGTTGCTACAAAGGATGGAAGGCAAGGAACAGTAGTAGCAATTCAAAATGACCCTGAGTATGTTCGTGTTTTATTTGACGACGGAAAGACCGCGGTTCGCTCGGCATTTAAGGTAAAGGCAGTATCAAACGCAGACGGATCCGCACCTGCGGCAGTCTCAGATGTCTTAAGATCAGTTCAACCTTCACCTTCTACCGACGTCACAGAAAGACTTGATCGTCCAACAGAGATCTCACCTAGAATCGCAAGGTCAGGTGATACAGTCGGTGTTAATGACGTCGGCAGCAAGATTCCAGACGAGATTAAGGATCTAACACAGAAGAACGTTCCGCAAAGTAAGTTTATTGAGTGGGGAATGCGTGACGCGGAGATTGCCAAGGCGGCCAATGACCGAGTAAGCTTAGATGAGCTCGAAAAGGCTCTGCGTGAAGTTACAGCCGCGCGCGAAAGCCGTGATCGAGAAAAACTTAAGGAAGCGCAGAACCGCCTAAACATAATGGCCGCTGACGCATACGGATCACGTAGCGGACTTTCGTTCGGCGCAGAGTATTACACCTTACAGCTACTTTCGGCACAAGGGTATGGACAGGGAACTGCTGAAGAAATTTTGTCAGGTAGCAAGGGTGTTAACATGGAGGTATCATTTAACATACTAGACCAAAGTGGAGCTAACGTTGGTACTGTTCGTCGTGAAATATTGTTTAAGATAATAAACAACTTAGACGGAACTAAGACAAAAGAAGTTACCGTATCCAACAGTTTTATGAAGGTAACTGGAAAAAACAAGAAAAAAGGATTTGCAAGTGCGTATAACCGATACATGGAAAACTGGTACATCGCAAACGGGATAGAGAAGGTAAAGGTATTTGCAGCCGGTGGCCGTGAGTATCAAGGCGGGTTTGTCTGGGCATTAAACGGCTTTGGCTGGGGATCAAGTGATGGATCAAACGCAAAAAGTATCGTAAATACCATCTTAAGAAAAGGAAATGAAGATGAAAAGGAAGTTGCAAGACGTCTAAACAGGAAGATATCAGACGCGTATGACATAAACAGCGGAAAGTACGACGTTTCAAAGATTCCAACGCCTATGGAACTCGCACTCGTTGGCTGGTATCCAGGAGCAACAAACTGGATAGGAAAGTCAGTCATGACAGAAACGTCATGGAACGGCACCAAGCATCTTGTGCCTTCAGCAAGAGAACAAGTGCAGGCGATAAACTATAATCAAATTAAAAATGCCGAGCGTCGTATACAGGCTGGACAAAACAAGCCCAACGTTAGCTCAGAATTAATTGCCTACGTAGCAAGTAATGACTTCCAGACTGATAACCCAAAGTTATCAGTCTACATTGACCAGATACGAACGGTCATAAGAAATAACGATCCACTTGGTAAGTTGTCACCTGACGCAAAAACTGCGTTAAGCAACTACATAAGTCTAGAGATGATAAACAAGAACAGTAAGGTAAAGATTGAGGATACGTTTAAGTTACGTAACGCCTTGACAGCAGAGTACCGAGCAGACCATGCGTACTCAGATCCATTCCAGGTTGGAGAGGCACTTACAGAGTTTACCGCTGATGATTTTGAAAATGATGCGGCTAAAATTGAGAACGCAGGTTATACATACAGAGAACTTTCAGTTGATGAAAGTGGAATGAACAGCATCTGGGAGGTTACCCACACTGTCAGTGGTCAGGTGTTCTATGTAAAGAAGGAGGAGCTCTCTAGAAACTGGAACAACGTTCGTGGCATCACCGGAGAGCTAGAGATGTCAATCCTGATGAACGCGATGGGAATGAACGGTACCTACGCGGTGCGCGGATCAAACCAAGATGAAGATCTTATAATCATGTCGCGTGCAGGAGCAAACCTTCCTATTGCGATTGAGCCTGTAAATGCATCTAGGATGTTAAAATACGGACTTCCATCTCCAGATGGAGAAAGATACTACGGAGATGAACCTAAGGAATTTATTAAGCAGCTAAAGAACCCAGAGGACATAATTCGCATGTCTATACTTGACATGTTAGGAGACAACAAGGATCGTCATGACGGAAACTGGATGGTTGCCTACGACACAACAGACAACAAGTTGGTTATGTTTCCTGTTGATAACTCACTTGCTGCCATCACAACTGATGACAGCATTGCCGAGGATCAGATCTACAGCTTCCTAGCAATGGAGTGGAGAGAGGACGTTGGAAACGTCTATCAAAACAACATGCCTGGACTTGTGGGGCTTGCAGGAAAGGATCGCGCGTATGCGATATATGCAAATGAGGTTCAAAAGATAATTGATAACGTAGACAACGAGTTAGTTAAGCCTAAGGGCGGTGAGCTTGCAGCGATCATCGACAAGTGGGGAACGTATGACGCGTTTAGCACTGCCTTGAAGAACAGGCTAAAGGATCTGATTACAAGTGGAACAAAGTTAAACAGAGAGTTGAAGTCAGCACTTACGCCAGGGTACTGGGGATAGGACAAAATGATAAAGGTAGCTCGCGCTTACGATATAAACACAAATGACCACATATTTTCAATCATCGCAAACGACAAGGGATTCAAGTATGTGTTCTCAAAGGACAACGTCATGTTTGACTCCAAGAGGCGCGTAAAGATGCTTATGGACAAGGCCGAAGGTTCTACTGGTACCTATAAGGCAGATGACTTTTTAGCATTGGCAAAGTTTGGACTAACATTCTTTAAGTTTTCTAGTCCCCGTGAGGAAGAAAATGAGAAGATAGCCACAAGCGAGGAGATGCTTTCAATTGACAAGTCACTTGATCGCTCATTGACTGACTCAAACATAAGTGACATTCTTGTAAAAACAAATGAAGATATTGACCAGGTATTCATCGACTACCCTGAACTTTACGAGCAACTTTCAAGTGATGATCCTGAGCAGAAGATCACGGCGGACGGAATGCTTGAGTTAGTACTTGCGGCGGTTGGAGAGATCGACCCGCAGGGACCAAACGCCTGGCTACTTGAAGTTCTTGATGGAAAGGAAGTTCCAAAGGGAACAGTAAATGACACCGTCATCGGAGACTCAAGTATCGCGTTGACCGCGGCGGTTGACGCTGACGCCTGTCCTCCTGCGACCCAGGACATCGTGTTAAATATAAAAAATCGCCAAAACGCGATCGACAACGTCGGATATGGTCCGTTAAACCCAGAGGAGCCAAACGACGAGTTCTGGCAAGCCAAGGCTGATCGCTGGAACACGACCGTCGAGGAAGCTAAGACCAGTCGGTGTGGAAACTGCGCGGCGTTTGTCAAGACCTCAAAGATGCTTAACTGCATAGCAACAGGACTACAGGAGGGTGACAAAAACGTCGCAGATTCCTATGACGTGGTTGCCGCGGGCGATTTAGGATATTGCGAAGCGCTTGATTTTAAGTGTGCTGCCGCGCGTACTTGTGACGCGTGGATAGCTGGTGGGCCCGTAACCGACGAGACAGGAAAAGAGAAAGAGCAGGAATGAACCAGGTAGGAAAAAGTGGGTCTCACGTCTTATTTACAGACGAAAATAACGGTGTAGTAGTTGACGTTGACGAGAACATCGTAGTTGAGTCTGGTTTGGTATCTGCACTAACTGCATCAGCCTCATGGGAGCCTTCTGACATTGACGAAGGCTCATCTGTGTACGAGCTAGCAGAGGCCGCATTAACTACTCTCGACATAGCTGTAGTTGCCGCAGGCTCCCGTCTCTACACGATTCCAAAGGCCGCACAGGCCGAGGCAAGGAAGGCACTGGAGTGGCGCAAGGAGCACAAGCGCGGAGGAACACCGGTTGGAGTTAACACCGCTAGAACGTTAGTGAAGGGTGGACAGATTGGCATCGAAAAGGTACGGCATATTGCGAAGTATTTTCCTCGTCATGAGATCGATAAGAAGGCGAAGGGGTACGAGCCAGGCGAGGACGGTTTCCCATCTCGCGGCCGTATCGCGTGGGCTCTCTGGGGTGGCGACGCCGCGTGGCGCTGGGCACAACAGATCGTCGAGCGAGAAAACAAGAAAGCTCTAAGAGCCGACGGATATGCGCTTCCTGGTTACGAGGACGACGAGTTTAACTTTATTGAAGAGGTAATCTATGACGCCGACGTCGATGCGTTCAGCTCAGGCAACGTCGAGTTCGTCGCCCGCATGCGCATGGACGGATCAGGTATAGACCGTCTATACAAGATAGACGAGGATCTATCACTGGCCGTGTGGGACGCAGGACACTGGCACACACTTGCAGAGGTTGATCCAGACATCGTAAGCTATGACCTAGTGCTAGACGAGCTTGAAGGTAACGTAGAGTTTAGTCACGTTGAGATCGACCCAGAGTCTGCACTGTTCCTATCAGCGTGCTTCCAGGAAAACCCAGAGGAACCTGTATCATTATTTGATATAAACTACGAGGAGGCGGAGTTAGTTCTTCGCGCGGCCGAGGAGCTAGACCTAGAATTTCTTGACAGAACAATGGTTGCCGTAGGAGCTCCGGCTGAAAAGGGAGACGGAGTCTACACTCCCGAGGAAAGATCACAGAAGGCTCAAAAACAGGTACGCGACAAGACAGGTAAGTTTGCAAAGCAAGGTGGGCGCGTGGTCGTATCAGGTGATACAACAAAGCGCGGAAACATCGTTGCGATAAATCCACAGAAGTCAAGCGTAATAATTAAACTAGACTCAACAGGTAAGACCGTAGAGATACCGGCAAACCTCACAGAGCCTGAGGGTAACGTATCTCCTGGAGTTCAATCAGCTCCTCTTCCTGAGATACTTGGTCTTGACACCACAGGAATTCTTGGACAACCTCGCACGCCGATCGACCGCCCATACGCACAGATACCTGGAACTCTTCCTCGCATGAACCAGGAGGACATCGCAAAGATGCAGGGTGACTGGCCTGCCTGGGTCAAGGGACAACGTGATGCGTTTACGTCAGGACAGTCTACTGCAAAACCTGGCAGCAGCATCATCACAGGTCCAGGTCAAACTGAGCAATATGAGAAGCCAGCCTTCATCAAGGAGCTTGAGGACCTAACCGGCGTAAGGATGATAACCGATCCTTATAAGCACCCGCTGCTCGAGGCATTCTTAAACAAGAAGGTAAAGGGCGCGGACGGAAAGGTCTACTACCCAAACAAGCTTTACTACCAACCTGCGGTTCCTAGGGTAGCGTCCGCTTCACCTGAGGACAAGGTTATTACTCCTGAGACATCGGACGTACAACCTCTGTTCTTTGCCATCGTCTCCGAGGATGACCCAAGTGCGGTGATCGACCTAGTGTCACTTGTCCCTGCGGCGACCGACTCGACCAACTCGATGACATATACCCGAGAGAACAAGCAGTGGGTACGCAACGAGGCAGTTCTTGTTGACATGAACTCCGCCACTCCTCCTCCTGTCGTTCCGCTTGACGCGGCGGCATTGAAGTCCGTGATCGAGCAGATAGACGGAGTTACCTCGGTTTCAGCGAGCGCGATGCCAGACGAGAAGTTTATCACGGTTCTTTGGGGCAAGGGTGGAAACGTGATGTTCCTAGCCTCTCCTAGTGAGGAGACATTAACCGCGGCTGGAGTTATCGTTGCTGAGGAGCAGGAGCTTGCCGACGCACTAATTGAGATTACACAGAAGTATGGAAAGTTTAACGAGGACGACTCCGGTGTCTGGGCAGGATATGAGTCTGCCGATGAGAACGAGAACAAGGAGATCGGCGTCACGTGTGCAAACTGCATGTTGTACGCAGGAGGTGACGTCTGCAAGATCATCGAGCAACCTGTTGAGCCACTAGGGTACTGCAGGTTTGCCTTGATTCCAGACGGAGTTGTAAAACAGCAACCAGTTCAAGCTGCCGGTGGACTAGACCGCAACCGCGGAAACGCTGAAAGACTGCGTCGCTACTGGACGATCGGAAAAGGTGGACTTGTAAAGATCCGCTGGAACACACCTGGTGACTGGACACGCTGCTACCGCAACCTAAAGAAATATATGGGTCCAAGAGCGAAGGGGTACTGCTCGCTACGTCACAAGGAGATGACAGGTATGTGGCCTGGAGACCGACGTAACCCAGGAATGAAGCGAGGTGCCCTATCGGCAATCGACGACATTCTTACCTCGGAGCAGATAGTTGAGACTACATCTCTTGTTGCTCGAGCAAACGAGGCACGTAACCGTGTTCTAACTGCCGGAGCCGAGATCGAGTACGCTGACGGATCAAAGTTTAGCATTCCACTTGTTATACCTGAGGAGATCGAGTCAGGAGACGGGCGTAAGTTTAAGAAGGGCGCGATTGAGATTAGAGAGCTCCCACTTCCTCTTCTGTGGCAGATCAAGACGGCTGAGGGTCATAACGGATCAGTTGTTGTTGGCCGCATAGACTATATGGAGAGAATTGAAAGTGACATGGGCAACGGCATCGGAAACGCGACCGGTGTGTTTGACCAGGGCGAGTACGGCCAGGAGGCTGAGCGTCTTGTCCGCAATGGATTTATCCGTGGAGTATCCGCGGACCTAGATCAGTTCGAGGCAAGCCAAGAACTTGATCTAACTGACAGTAAGCAAGAAGATGGTAAGATTGGTACCGACAAGCTCGTGATTACCCATGCACGAGTGATGGCGGTAACTCTAGTGCCTAAACCGGCATTCCAGGAGTGCCAAATCTACCTCGTCGAGGACGAGAAACAGGAGGACACTATGATTCCAGACGGAACATATGTCGATGAAATGGATGAGAGTGAGGCATCGGCCCTGGTTGCCTGCGGAATTGTCGCAGGATCTATCCCGGTCGTTCCACCAAGCTCTTGGTTTGAAGATCCAAAGTTAAACAAGGCAACGCCCCTAACCGTTGACGACGAAGGTCGTGTGTTTGGTCACATCGCCGCATGGCACGTTGATCACATCGGAATGAGCTTTGGAACCAAGCCACCACGCAGCAGAAGCAAGTACGCATACTTCCACACGGGAGTCGTACGCACCGACGGCGGAAAGGACGTTCCGGTCGGTCAACTAACATTAGCAGGAGGACACGCCTCGCTCGAGGCAAGCGCCGCCGAGGCCGTACGTCACTATGATGACACGGCGTCAGCGATCGCCGACGTCCACGCAGGAGAGGATGCCTTTGGCATCTGGGTCGCCGGTGCACTTCGCCCAGGAACAACACCAGAGCAGATCCGAGCACTTCGTGCGTCAGCACCTTCAGGAGACTGGCGTCCGGTCAAGGGTCACCTTGAACTTGTAGCCGTCTGCCAGGTAAACGTACCTGGGTTCCCAATCGCACGCGCCCGCGTTGCATCAGGAGCGGTCATGGCACTTGTTGCCGCAGGTGCAGGTGTACTTGCCCGCATGAAATCAGATCCTATCGCAGAACTGTCTGCTCGCGTACAAAAATTGGAGCAGTTGGAAAATGCTGAACTTTCGACTAAGGCCGAGGCCGCAAGAGAGAAGTTTAACGTAGTTCGCGAGGAAAAGGCAGCCCAGCTTTCAGCCTCCGCCGATGCGGCGTATGCCCGTATCCACGGCGAGCCAAAGTATGACGACGAGTTTGGATACATATCTCGTCAAAAACGTGAGGCACTTGCAAAGAAGGGTTATGCCCTACCTGATGGGTCATATCCGATCACAAACATTGATTCTTTGAAGGACTCGATCCAAGCCTACGGACGATCAAAGCCAGGCAAGCGCGCGGCGGTTCGCCGTCACATCATGAAGCGTGCCCGCGGACTTGGCAGAGCTGACCTAATTCCAGATAAGTGGAGGAAGGCGTCCGCCTCGCTCATCGACGAGGACCTAACAGATATTCGCACAAGACTAGCCGAGTTTTCATCAAAGATTGAAAATACAGGTGAAGAACTGGGAAAAGCATTAGCGGTTGAGGTACAAGACCAGGGTAAATACACCCCTGAGACTCAACCGCGAGACGCAAAGGGTAAGTTCCGCCAGGTACTAGCCCGCCTAAAGACCGACCTTGGAGACTCTGGGTCAGACGAGGCAATAAAGAAGATAGAGGAGGTTGAAAACCTAGATGATGCTGGAAACTATCTGGACGCTGCTCGCTCAGCAGGGGACCTTATCTCGATTGTTGACCGAATTGATACAGGAGCTCTCGACTCCAAGTCGTTAGAAAACGTTCGTTCCTCGGCAAGGGCTCTAGGCAAGGTAATTGCCAACCTGCCCCTGCCGTTTGGAAGCGACACGGAGAAGGTTCGGTACAGCGACCTTCCTCCGGCCCTAAAGGGTCTGATCGATGACATGATCTCAAGGGTAGAAAACAAGATAGGAAAGAAGGATGCGGACGAGGCAACTGTAGACCTCAAGTCATTTATGTCCGGTGGAGACTACTACTCCCAGGCAGAGATCTCATCCGAGATGAGCAAACTTCTTCGACTCCTAACTTAGAAAGTAATATATTATTCAATTCAGGTGGAGTGCCTCCCGCGCACAGATGCGTCTGGAGTCCCTCGGCCTTGGACTGATTAGCGAATGAACAACCTCGTTCATCATGACTGGCCCGGAGGAGGGACAGTGGACCGTATAAAACAACAGCTCGACATGCTGGCTGAGTTAAGCGATGAAGACGTCGCGCAACTACAGTCTGACATCGTCAGCGAATTTGAAACGGTTGAGAAGGAAGATCCTACTCCTCAGACAGTAGATGCGATGACATCTCTTGCTGACATGCTTGACACCGTCCGTAGTGAAGTAAGCCGTCGTGAAGCTTTAGCTCAAGAGCTAGCAGCACGCGCAGCCGAGGCCGCTATGCGTGTTAAGGGTGAAGCAGAAGGTGAAACGCCTGAAGGCGAAACCGAAACCCCTGCGGAGGAAGAAATAAAGCCGGCTGAAGAGCCTGCTGCAGAAGCTCCCGCCGCTGAAGAAAAGGAAGAGGAAAAACCAATGGCTGAAGCATCAACTGCTGTGGAAGAAGTATCTGAACTTTCAACTGAAACAACAGAAACAGCACAAGTAACTGAGCCAACTACAGAGGCCGCAGCGGAGGAAACTCCAGCTGCTGAACTTGCAGTTGAGGAAGTACAAACACCAGCAGAGACAGTAGTAGCCGATGAGGCTCCTGCGGTAACTGTTGAAACTACCGAGGCAGTAGCTGCTGCGGTAGAACCAACTACAGAGGCAGTGGCTGCCTCCGTAGAAACAACAACTTCTGATGAGGTTGCAGCCGCCGAGGTTGTAGCTGAGGCAGAGGCAGTTGTAGCAAGCACAGAAACAAACGAAGCACAAATCGTGCAGGAAGATCAGGAGGCACCAGTGACCGCCGCCGCAAATAACGAACCGGCAGCTTCAGTAGAAGTTATTGAAGCTCCAGCTGATCGCCGCCCACTAACCCAATCATCAGCGGCTCCCGTAGCAATTACGGCTGGCGCTGATATTCCTGGTTATACAGCAGGCAGTGAATTAGCAGACATGAAGGCCGTTGCCGAGGCAATGGCTAAGCGTCTACATGGTCTACGCCGTGTAAACGGTGGAGATGGAGAACAACACATCGTTGCATCTATCACCACACAATACCCAGAGGATCGCACCCTTACACAGGATGCAGAAGCCAACTGGGATAAGATCCAAGCAGTATCTTCACCTGAGGCAATCGTAGCTTCCGGTGGACACTCTGCTCCATTTACCGTTAAGTACGACATCTTCGGAATCGGAACTACAGAGCGTCCAGTACGCGACTGTCTACCTCGTTTCCAAGCAGATCGTGGCGGTATTCGCTTCATTACGCCTCCAGTACTATCTGACTACGACAACGCAGTCGGCGTCTGGACAAACGTAGTTGATACAGCACCAGATACTGCAACAAAGGCAAGCCTAACAGTATCAGCAGCAACAGAAAACACAGTTGCTACCGACGCAGTTACATTGCAATTGCAATTTGGTAACCTAATGACACGTGCATATCCTGAGTTGATCGCTCGTCACAACGAGTTAGGTCTTATTCAACACGCACGTGAGGCTGAGACACAGATCCTAAGCCGCTTGACCACATTGTCAACAGCAGTTACAAGCACATCCTTAATCGGTATGGGCCGTGACTTCCTAGTACAACTTGGTCGCGCAGCTGCTCAATACCGTGGACGTCACCGCCTTCCAGCGGACTTCCCACTACGCGCAATTATCCCTGCATGGGTTAAGGACGCAATGGCAGCCGACTTCGCACTTGCAGCTCCTGGTGACAACACCCTTAACGCATACGGCGAGATCGATGGATATATCGCAGCTCGCGGCATCAACACTTGCTACACAATTGATGGTTCAGCAATGACTACATCACAAGGTGCAAGCGCAATGAACGAGTTTACCGATACGTTCGTATGGTACTTGTTCGCCGAGGGAACATTCTTGTTCCTAGACGGTGGCACACTGGATCTCGGAGTTATCCGCGACTCCACACTAGTTGGAACCAACGACTACAAGATGTTCGTTGAGACCTTCGAAGGTGTTGCCAAGGTTGGCGTTGAGTCACTTAAGGTTACATCAACCATCAACGTAAACGGTGCAGCAGCTGCTCTCCGTGATACACTTGGTGGCGTAACTGCAGCGGCTATCGAATACTAAGCCGATAACCAATTTGTTGAAGGGGAGCCTGGAAACGGGCTCCCTGGATACAACAAATAAGACGAGATTAAGTTAGGAACAGAGAACATGGCTTTCAATGGAACATTTGAAGCTCCAAAGATCGTGCCTTCAGCTTTTGGTCTTTTAGCTGTAGTTAAGCCAGAAAATAATATTGATGAGGATAAGTGGGTACGTGGTTTTGCGCAAGAGTGGGAAACTACTCCAGAGGCTGTAACTAACTACGACGCAACTGATACAACCAGTGACTCTATCGCAACAGTGACACCTATCTACTATGACGAAATTGACCCATTTTTTATTGAGGTAGATGAGATTCTATCTACGTTTAGTTTTAACTCTATTGACCGCATCGCACGCATCACACGCCAACTTGAGGGTACAACTCAGAAGGCTATTGAAGCAGAACTTTGGGACGGTGCGATCCGCATCGGGGAGAGTCACAACAACAAGGCACTAGTTGATCCTGCGGCAACAATATTAAACTCAGGAACAGCGCTTGCCGCAAAGAAGGCACTTGCCTTGCTTGAGTATTCTATTGGATCAGCGTCTCCAGCTGGAGAACAAGGTGTGATTCACATGACCCGTGACGTTGCCGCACTGCTGGCAAGTGATAGTCAATTACTCTTCCACGATAAAAACACAGAGTACCTGCAAACAATTACAGGTACT